GAACTAACGTACATTTCAGGCAATGGTGAAACCAATGTGAAAGTTACTACGCTAGATGGAATTGAGGGTCTAGTAAATGGGCTTGTTGATGATGCGTAAGCCTCAATGTAAACCTGTGTAGATGTTGTTGCACAGACCAATTCAATATAGTCGTTAGCTTCTACATCTACAAAGAAGTTAGCCACAGCAATCAAATAGCCATCAACACCACCATGACTACTAATTACAGCATACTTACTAGCAGTTCCATCCACATCTGTACCATTTTTACGAATCCAAACTGTTGCCTCATTGATTTGAGTATCTGTGTTAGCAAACTGTAAGCTAAACTGAATGTTGTAAGTTCCAGCATTTACAATCGTGACTTTGTTTGATGCAAGACTAAATCCATAGGCAGAATCTGTCGTATTAAATGCAATAACTGTAGGACTATTGGCTGAATCAAATGTTTGGTCTGCTGTATTCTGAAAAGCACCACGAGGGACAATTGACCTAGATGCCTCAAATGTCGATGGAGAAAACAAGATAACGCTATCTGGGCCAATCCTTCGGTCTATCAAAGTGGTAGATGTAGCACCACCAGTTGCCAGAGTAATTGAGCCTGTGTTATTGGTTTTGCCATCCATGATGCCACGAACCACCTCTGCCACGGCTCGTTGGTCACCACCAAAAGCAGGTAGGCTTCTAAACATCAGCGAACTCCCTGCGGAGTAATGTCCACATCCACAGCCACGGCAGTCTTCCAAGCAGCACCAGTCGGTGTCAGCTTCAGTCTGTGATACCTACCTGCACTACGCAAAGAAACCCTGTTCTCTGAGTCAGCAGCAGTAGATACACCATAGTTAACAGATTGGCTTAACAAAGTCCTTGATGAAACAGCAATAGAACCAGAGCCATTGTCAACAATAGGTCTAGCTAGGGTTACTACTGAGTTAGCACCAATATCAATATCTGCTGTTGAGATAGTGCCTGTTTGACTAGCACCAGTAAACGAATAAACCCTAGTTCCTAGTGTTCCACCAAGGAAGTATTTACCACCAACATACAAAAGAGAATCTAAACTGTTCTCCAATGCATCAATGCTTTCTGACACATCGTCCAGTTCTTCCAATGTCAAAGCACCAGAAGAAGCCTCACCAAGATAGTCTGTGTTGGCATCGCCATAAGTCCATTTCTTAGTTTGGAAGTTGTAAATCATCAGTTTACGAACAGCATCTACAGAACGATAGTTCCAGATAACTAGCTTACGAACAGGGTCAATAGCAGCAGACATTGATGCGTAATCAGTCTCTAAAGCGTCAGCTAAGAAGAATCGGTCAACTTTCTCAGCACCGATTGGTATGACGTTCTGTCCATCACACATATAGAAACCATCGTCTGACAAGAAGAATGTAATGCCTTGGTACTGAGCAATAGAGCCAGCAGCCATACATCCCTTATTACGAGAGATATTGTCAAACTGGAATATGAATGGCGTACCAACATAAGTCATTCGGTGAATAGAACGCTCAAGCAGAACTAAACCAAACTCACCACCACGAATCCCCATAATCTGACCACCATCAGGAATGTCCTGATAATCAGATTGTGTGTTCACATCCTCTGTCCAGTCTGTTTCATTATTGATGGCAGACCAGCGAACTCGATATTGCTGTTGTTCGCCACTCTCATAAGTATTAGCCACAACCACAAAATCACGAACTACTGTGATGTACTTAGCAATAGGCGCATTAGCAGCCAAGTCTGTAAAAGTGCTAGAAGTCCCCAATGTCCACGATTGCAGTTTCTCTTGATTGTTTGTGCTGATAACAACATTTCCAAACTGAGTGAACCTCATGCGCTGATATGGGTTTGTTGTGTAGCCAGAGTTAACCAGCGTCAAAGTTCCTGCACCACCAACTGTGTAAATCTTTGTCAGACCAGCAGCAAACAATGTTGTGTTGCCATCAGGAGACTTGGCAGCGTAGAGAGAACTTAAATTCTCTGCTGCTGCGCTTGATAAAACTACAGGAGTGGGGAATGGGCCATAACCAATAGCTTGAGACACCACATTCTTAGCGTCTGTCAATGTTCCAGAAATACCTGATTGGTCAGGCATCCATTCGCCAAATGTTACCCTTGTCGTAGCCATGTGTTACTTCCTTCAGACTGAGTAGTCCATGTATTGTCATTAGCAGATACTGGAGTCCATGTATTTGAATCACTTGAAACAACTGTCCAAGTATTTGAATCTGCACTTACTGGTGTCCAAGTATTTGTGTCACCAGAAACAGGTGACCAATTATCACCAAGAATTACACCATTAGCCGTGATAGTTGCTATGCCATTTACCTGTGCAAAACCTGCATAAATAGCAGAAGCATTAGCAGTCACATCAGCACTACCAACAACACTAGCGACACCTTCTGCAATCAAACCACCATTAGCGGTAAATGTTGCATTAGCATCAATGGACGCAATCCCTAATTGGATTCTCTGTCCACTAGCTGTTACATCAGCACTAGCTGTAATGCTTGCGCTACCACCTTGGACAATCTGAGCAGATGCAGAAACAGTAGCATCAGCAGTTATCTCAGCACTAGCACTATTTACTTTGCTACCAATTGCAGTAACTGTAGCAAAACAAGTAATCTCAGCAGAACCACCAGCTATGCGAGTTGCATCAGCAGTAACTGTTGCATCAGCAGAAATAGACGCTGAACCCAATTGGATTCGCTGACCATCTGCTGTTACTGTTGCACTTGCAGTTATGCTTGCACTAAAGTCATAAGCAACAGAAGCGTTAGCAGTAACTGTTGCATTAGCCTCAATGTTGGCAATAGCACCAAGTATCTTTTCCCCATCAGCAGTTACAGTAGCTGTAGCACTTACATCTGCGACACCATCCCATAGGGTTGCTGTGTTCCAAACTGATGAGTCAAGGCTTGCAGGTAGAGCATCTAAGTTATTAAATGCGTCTAGCCCATCTATTGACCACGGCCCTGTCACATTCTTCTGAGTGGTAGAGTTCCAATCAGCAGAATCTAAACTTAACGCAAGGCTATCCAATGACCCAAATTGGTCAAGTTGCTCAAGCGTTAAGCTAACAGTTGTCATGCCAATGTTACTGACAGAGAGCCTGTGGCAATACGAAACACATCACCAGAAGCAATAGTTTTAGACGCATCCAAGGCTGTGTGATACAAAAGGTTTCCAGATGTAGAAGCATCCAAAATACCAATGTACGCAACAGTACCCCAAGAACCTGTAGCTTGTGGGAACTCTACAGCAGCAGAGTTAGTTGATACACCACCAGAGGGCGCACCAAAAGTAACTGCTGTACGAGCATAAGAACCACCAGATACTTCTGTACCTGAACCTGCATCTGTAGGGTCTGATGTGTACAAACCTACATAAACAGTTGTTGGAGATGTGTAGCTTGTATTACGCAATGTAGCGTTAATCAAAGCATTTTCTAGGTAGTTTGACATTTCAGCCATAGTTTCACCTTGGAGTTAATTTCATTGCCAGAGGAACACCAGAGTATTGACCTTCTTCGTCAGACTTGGTGAGTGAGGAGATTGCTCTGTCGTACATAGTTCCCCATGTGTTAATACGAGCATCATTCATAAGGTAAGGCTCTGCTTCAATCAAAGAAGCATAAAGCAAAGCATCTGGTGCTTTTGTCAAGAATACATTAGATGTATTACTGTCAGACAAATAAGGAGGCGCAGCAAAGTACAAGAGTTTTACTGTGTAAACACCATCAGGTGCAGGTGACACTTGGAACTCACTAGCAAGAATTGTGTAAGAAATAGGAACACCAACTTCTGATGCTCTTGGGTCATTAGACAATGCTGATGGGCTAGAGTAGCTAAGTGGTTGAATAGGATTTGTCATCACAACAAAATCACGCACCTGCAAAAAGTCGCTAGGCAATTCAACAGTATTGTCACCGCTTACAGTTGCTGTTGTGACAGACTTTAGCATCTGACGAATACGCAGTTCTCTACGCAGTCGATTCTCCGCAAAGGTAATGAAATCTGGAATCTGGCTTGTCAAGTCAGACCGAGCCAAATAGTTGGCTATTGAAGTCTGTAAATCAGAGTAAGTTGCGAAACTCATACCACTCCTGTCCTAGTGCGCCATGCACGATTCATTGGGTCATTTAGAAAAGCAGCAAAACGCTTCTCATCAAGCACAGCATAACCACGCATGATGCCTTGTTTGTTAAGGTCATCAATAACAGTCAATGGAATAGACGCAACCTTATTGCCGAACAAATTGTCAGACCATCTTGCTCGCTCATCAAAGGAGTTATATTCCTTTTTATTCTGCTCAACAATGGCAGAAACATCTTGACGAGTTTGAATGATGATGCCACCTTCACCATCGGCATGAACAGCAGTTTCTCTAATCTTTTCCATAACCTGATTCTATCAGTTTGATTAAAAAAGAAAATGCCCCAGATGGTTAAGTCTGAGGCATTTTTCGGGGTTACCTTAAATTAAGGTGTCAAGTCAGCAATGATGCCGTGAGCAGCTTGGTTTTTAACTTCCAAGGTGTACTCGCACAGCAATTGTGTGCTTTCGTTGTCACCAGTCACAGCCAACTCATTGGTCTGGAAAGGACGCAAGTAAGCAACAGCAGCCATGTCGGGGTCAAGGATAAACGCTGTCTCATCGCATGAGTTAGTAGAAGTCATAAAGCGGTTGGGAACAACAGAAATTGTACCGAAGTCGCTCATATAAACATCGGCAGCGGCCACGATTGTGGTTGGGCTGTTAGATGGGGCCATGAAACGCTGTGCAGCGATACCAGCAAAAGCTGAAACAACTTGCTTGTGTGCAGGGTTGACCATCAACACTTTAGGATTGCCACCAGAAGCGTAAACTTCTTTGATAACAGTCTTCAAAATGTCTTCTGTGAAAGTGCGGTTTGTGCCGTTGGTACGAGCAGTAGTACCGCCAGAACCTGCAACACCATCAGTACCAAAATCACCATTTGTGGACAACCATGCTTGCAGACCACCCAATTTACGAGCAGTAGTAGAGTCACCATTGGAGGCAACTTGGTTGCTCAACAATGTGGTTTCCATGTCACGCTTGATTTCAGCAGAGGCTTTAGCCAACTGGTAAGCCTTTTCAGACTTACGACCAGCCTTGTCAACAGCTTGCAAAGTGCCAGAAATCTTAACAGTTTTCTGAGCAATCTGAGTGCGGTTGCCAACACGAGTTGTTGGAGACATAGTAGCGTCAGATGCCGTTGCACCCTCGACTGCGTAGTTCGTCAAAACGCTTGCGGAAAGGCTATCCGTTTGCCATTCGTGGTAAACAGCAGTAGCTTTGGTTTTACCGATACTGCTCATCATGGGCGTGTCGGTTGGTGAGATGTTATAGATAACATCAGACAGGTCTTCACGCTGACCAATAGCGGTATAGGTTTGATATGTAGCCATTTTAAAACTCCAAAATTAAAAGAATCGTTCAAATGCTTTAGCAGCGTCTTGGACTTTGCCAGTTTCACGCAACCTTTGCATTACCTGTTTATCTTGTGACGATTTTGTAGGAGGCGCAGAAGTTCCAGAACGCATCATCTTAGGAGCAGCCTGAAGTTTCTTGGTTACTTCTGGCTTACTCTTTTGAAGTTGCTCATACTTCATTGCTTTATACAAACTCACCACAGCACGAGAGTCATATACGGAACTGAGTTCTTGGTCAGTCCAGCCTACA